TAGAGAATGCTAAATAAAAATATTTTTATTAACCATTCTCTATATTAATTCATTATTAATACTTAAATATCATATAAAATATGACATTTAATCTCAACCTTAATGATTATCTAATGATAATATGGCTTTTAATCGCCGCATTAATAATCCCGAGAGTGTGGCGCGGGGATTGCCCCTCCATATAATCCCGAACCCTTCTTCCTGCGGATGCTCGCCATAAAATCCTTGGCTTCTTGGCTGCCCTTTACGAAGCGCTTCTTCTTCATACCCGATCCGTGAACCTCCTTGTTTTTGGAGGAAGGAATTTTAAGTCCGCGAATTGTGTTAAATCCATTTCCTTCGCTCTCAACCCCAGAAGCAATAATCTCCTTTGCCTCTTGTTCGTCGCCGCTTGAAGAAGCGTCGTCTTGTCCTCCGCCGTGGGTTATTGTCAGCAATCCACTTCCCGCCGTAGGGATAGCCATAGCCATCTGGTGTGACGAATAATAAATGTTATTCATTGCGTTCGGGTGGTGGGAATACAATGGCATTGGGGATATTATTGCGGGGTGAAGTTTAAATCTGCTATTGCTAAAAGTGGAGGCGCGCATTATACTATTATCGTTAGATTTTATTTCCCCCTCTAAATCTCCACCTTCCATAACTACGTTCGCCCTTCCCGCAATATCCGTCAAGGTATTCAGCGCCTTTCTCAACTTGGGAAAGCCGCTCATTATCTTCTTGGTGTCCTGACCTATAAAGGCTTTGGTCGCACCGTCGTTTATTTTATTCCCCTTTAATACGCCCTCTATCCAGTTTCCGCAGTTGTTGTCTTTCGCGGAATAGGGAAAGTATCGGTCGCCCATTTCCGCCTGACCTTTATCAAGCAGTTCTTTAAAGGTGGTGTTGGCTGGTGTCTTGGCAGCCTGTACCTCTTCTTGATCGGCTTTCTTGGGCGACACGGTAAACGTAATCACCTCGTTCTTCTCGCACAAAATAGTCGTGCCGCCCTCCAAGGTCACCCACATACTTATATGGAACAACTTGTCCTTGGGTTCTTCGGCGAGCCGCTTCTCGGTCTCTCCCTTCGTCCAAACAGAAAGGATTTTAGTAAAGACCGTCTTCAACACCTTTCTATGGAGCGCAATACCCACCACTTTCTTGTCTCCATATTTGTCTATTATTTTCTGGGCGCTGGGCGGATAATCGTTTCGTCCGTGAATTAATTTATCGCCAATAGCCAGCGCCTTTTTCGCGGGGTTTACCACCAACGCCTTTATCTTGTCAAACAAACCCTTTCCTTCGGGCGGAGGGGTATATTTTTTTGTATATTTTTTGATCTCTATTCCCTTGGCGTCTCTTTCTTTTCTCGCAATTCCCTCATTCGCCTCTCTTAACATAGTTTCCAAAAAAGTTTCTTCCTTGGCTTTTTTCCCTTTCTTTGCCTCTCTTAAAAGAGTTTCCACCCTTTCTTTAAACTTACCTGCGCCTGGCTGCCCTATGGTGATTTGTTTGGCGGCTGCGGCTTTTTTGTCTCTCTCTATTTTCTCACTTTCCTCACGGTCAGCATTCGCTTTTAATAAAGTCTTAAAAAGGTCTTCTTCTGCTGGCGGTTCGGGCGGTCGTCTGGTGGGTTTCTTTTTTGCGGCTTCTTGTTCTTTTTCGTCTGCCTCCCGAAAGTTTTTCCGTAACATTTCAAAAAAAGGTGTATTTTCGCCTTCTAATACATATTCTTTCGGCGCTTTCGCAGGTCTGCCTCTTTTCTTCGGCTCTTTGGGCGGCTTCGCCGCCTTGGGTGGCTTGGGCGGCTTGGGCGGCTTCGCCGCCTTCGGCTGCTTCTTATTATCCCCAAAGGTCTTTGTCCCCGCCTTGTATGTTAAACCTTGCTTCACCGCATTCTTGGGTAAAAAGGCTGGACGACCTCTCGCCTTGACAGGTTTATCCGTCGTGGGATACACGCCCTCGTGGTTTTTATTCTTGTCCCACTGAATTAGTTTCTTTTGGTCGGCGGCAGAAAAGTCCTTCAGGCTCGGCATATCCACGCCGTCCTCTTCTGCGATTTGCGGCTCTTTCGCCCCAGGGTCTCGCTTTAATCCCACCGCCAATTCCCCGTTCCTCTTGGCAAGGTTTCGTATCGTCGTTATGGGATTTAATAACTTCCACCCCTTCTTGGTCTTGGTGGCAAAATAGGGCGGCATTTGGATCTCAAACTGACCCACCACCGGCACTTTTAATTCCTGAATATTTCCACCTTCCAGATTGAAAGTAATGTTCTTCTTCTTGTCTAAAACCATTATATATTATTATAGATATTATATTCCTTCAATAAAGAGTGTGTAAAAGGCGAAAAATATTGAAACTTTTTGAAAAGATTTGCCACTCCCAAAAACCCAAGTGCCAAGTGCCGGCAGCAGGCAGTTGCTAAAAGCCTTACACGAAAACTTGTTGAAAAGTTTCAATATTTTTCGCCTTTTCGCCTCTCCTTATTAGACACGCGTCTTTGTATCGCTGTTCTCGCTGGAAATGGTTTCGGGGTCGGCGACACTGCTAATATCCCCCCCGTTGAATACTTCTATGGGCTGGTGCTTTCTCTCGTCTGGATTGCTGCTTCTAAAAAAGTGTTTGAGAACCCACTCGTTCTTGTGGTGGGCGGTAGACTTGCTTAAATCCTCAAACAAATCCGTAAAGTTCGCACAATCGGTATACAAATCCTTGGACCGTTCCTCATAGGTGTTGATAAAATGCCCCCACGCCAAACAATACCAGCCACAGGCTCGGTTCATTAGCGACTGAATATCTTTTGTGTTGTAAGGCAGGTGCGGCAACTTACAAAAGGTTTGGACGATTTGCGGCGGGGCAATGCCAAAGGGGTCAAAGTAGCAGCCCTCTACCTTTCCCGACGGATACTTGTTGACCTGAAAGGCGGTATAGTGCGAGCCTTCGTTTCTCGCGCCGTCGTCGTCAAACTCGTTCTCCATATTGATTATATAAAACTTGTTGTGCTGAAGTTTCTTGCCCTTGAGTTTGTCCTTGAAGTCGCAAAACACCAGCGGGATTTTCATTCTCTTGGCAAGTTCATTTATCTGCGTATCGGTGAGAGACATTTATAATATTAATACAGAAATTAATATTTGCTAAACTACCATAAAAGGCGGGCAATTATAGACCCCCTTGAGCCCACTTTCGCAATCTCTTTTTTATGTCTAATGCGATATAGTCTGCGCCTATTATCGGCATATTCTTTCCCGTGAGATTGAATATAATGCGGATAATCACTATATGGAGCAGAGCCGCCATAAAATAGAAAAAGTCCATTATTATCATAGACCTCTATTTTATATTTGGGATTGCCGCTGGGAAACACTTGAAGATCCATTTGCTTGGCTTTTTTATACGTATAAGGAAGGATTTCGTACATTATACATATTAAACAGAAGTTAATTTCTAAATAGTAGACCCGACAACATTAATATTATTGTCGCTCGGCACTGATTGTATCTCCCGAGACACCTCTCGGTGAATATTTAAACAGCCCCAGAGCAGGCTCACTTGGTCGCATTTGCTTTTAAATGAATACCGGATAACTACGCCTAAAAAAGTCGTGCCAATAGTCAAAATAATAACTATGGTGGTTGCGTCCATTTATATAGTAGCGTATCATTTTAATATAGACCGTGCCAAGTGGTTTGTTGTAGACTTGAGGTTATTACTGCCGTGGTTGGGTTGGGAAGAACACCACTACTAAATACTGCCGTTGACCTTGAGGTTCGCTTTTGTAATAAGCCTGTAACTGCTGTAAACCCCAAATTTTGTAACAAAGTGATTGTTGTGGTGGAAGCGTTCGCAAAAGTACAAGCACCACCAGTTATTAGAATAGCCGCATAATATATCCCCGTCTCCGTACATATATATTGGGCTTGATAGTCTTGCGGAAGTAAAAGTCCAGCCGACCCGGCGCTGACAATAGGTATAGCAAGGGTAGATGCTAATAGGGTTGAAGTGCCTCCACTTGGTATGCTATACAGCCCATAATAGACATTCACGGCAGCACCACTATTAGAAGCGACTGAAAATGCCCCCTTATATGTTACTCCCTTCATTAATTGAATTGCCGTAAACGTTATTGTATTCACAGGTGTTGAATTCTGTGCGCCCTGGGACAGAATAGGGTCAAATGTCATTGCCTTCAATGGTAAATTCGCGGTAGCACCAACGTATGTGGGGGTTGTATAAATCGGCAGAAAATTGGTAACATTCGCCGCCGAAATGCCAGTCGCGTCAACTTTCATTGTGTTCACGCCGCTACTTGCCGCATTAAACACAGTTAGCGCAGCAACGTCGGTGTTTATTCTGGTATTGTTTGCGTTGTTATTAAGCAACAATTCATTTGGGTATATAGTTGTTGTATTAGTCGCTGTTCTAACCTCCACCTTTTCCTTGGTTATGAAGGCGAATTCACTGTCATTGGGAAAATTACCCATTTTTAGTTGGGAAGGCCAGAGTAAACCCTGATAAGCACCGTTTGTAAAACTATTTTCGGCGTTTGTAAATGCGTTATTCGCAGTCAGGGAAGCAACACCTGCGGGGACAGCGGGGGCAGCAAAAGCAGGTGCTGAAGTTCCATTACTGGTTAGCACCTGTCCTACTGTTCCATTCGCAATAAAAGCAGTATTATCAAGGGCTGACTGATACGGAATTTGAGAGGCAATTCCTCCCGCAAGATTTGTAGCAGTAGCAGGGACAGCGGGGGCAGCAAAAGCAGGCGCTGAAATTCCATTACTGGTTAGCACGTGTCCTGCTGTTCCATTCGCAATAAAAGCAGTTGTTGAAGCGGCTGACTGATACGGAATTTGAGAGGCAATCCCTCCCGCAAGATTTGTAGCATTGGTAAGGGAAGGAGACGTCCACGTAGGCGCAGCCGATCCTTGGCTGGTTAATAATTGCCCTACTGTTCCATTGGGAATAAAAGCAGTATTATCAAGGGCGGTTTGATAAGGTATTTGGGAAGCAGCCCCTCCGGCAAGATTGGCAGCAGTAGATGAATTTCCTGCTAAATTACTCGTGGACGTTCCCGGGGGCAAAAATAATCCGCTGTCAAAAATAGGCGTGTTTTCAATTGGAGGTGGATATGCCGACATTCTATATAATTAAGCCGATATTAAAAATTAGATATACTGGCTTATTATTACTAATAAAGACCATACCAAAATGCGTATTGATTGCTGGCTAAAGAAGGTGTGCTTGATATTTGAGTTGGAAATGTTGCGGGAATGGAAGTTTGACGGAACGCCCGACCTATTAAAGCATTATAAGTAGGAGTAACAGTAGAGCAGTTTAATATAATCTCTGATAGAGAATTGAAATAAAGTTGGGTTGTGCCACTTGTACCTCCCCTATAAAGGGCAACATAAACTATTTCGTTGACCGGTGTATATTGTGAAGTAAAATCCAATGAATGAAATCCAATTACACCAGTAGATGTAAAGGTATTAGTAGCAATTAGCATAGTGCCTGAAGAGTTATATAACGCCACCTTATATGTAGCACCTGCTGTGCTTTGAGAAAGATAAAATGTCACTCCCTTATAAATTTGAAGTAAGGATACCTGTAAAGCCGTAAAATTAAAAAAAACGTTGACAGCAATAAAGCCAGTCGCAAACATAAGATCAAATGTCATTGTTTTTAAGTTGGAATTGCCGTAGGAACTGCCACCAACACCCACATTGAAATATATTGGAAGTGGGTTTGTAACAGCAGGAAAAGCCGCAGTACTTACGAATGCCGTCGTGGCTACAAGAGTGCTAATATTTCCTGCGGTCTGGGTCACTGCGGTTGTCCCAGCACCAAGAGCGCCTGTAATGGCGGTGGCGCTTATTGTTGAAGTACTCGTTCCGTCTGTTATTGATATTGAAGTGGGGGTTACCTCTACAAGGTTATTTCCATTTTCTATGTCCCAAAAATCTGCTCCAATGGCGCTGGTGAAAACATTCGGTGATCCATTAGCGAATATATCTAATCCAGAAGGGGTTATCTGCGAATAAGCAGCAGTACTTATATCTGTAACTCTATTTATCGCATTTGTAAAAAAATTATTCGCAGTCAGGGAAGCAAAATTGCCTTGTACGAATGCCGTCGTGGCAATCGCCGTGGAATTATCTCCTGCTGTTCGTGTAGGCGCATACCCCGAACTGGAAACCACCAAATTGGGTATCGTCTCGGTTGCCGACTGGGCGGTGGGAAAGGTGAGGAATTTGGATTTTAATTGATTTATCGTAAACCCTGTCCCAGCGGTATCAAGCGCTGGTTCAAAGTAACTCGCGTCAAAAATGGGAACATTTTCAAAGGGTGGTGGATATGCCGACATTCTATATAATTAAGCCGATATTAAAATGTCGGGTTATTGCCTAATGAATAAAAACCAAGAAAATAAAAGATATTGCTATATTATATATCTATGCCTCCCCGAAAGAAAAAAGACGATATAGACATTCCCGTTGGTGGTGTTATCAACTGGTACGAAAAAATCCCAAAGGAAATGTTAGACAAAGCCGAAAACCCCAACCAGCACATTCACGGAATTAACCTGCCCTTTCGTATGTGTGTCTCCGCGCCATCTGGATCGGGAAAGACGAATTTCTTACTAAACCTTATCCATTTATTTAGCACAGGTTCAAGCGGGACTTTCGCAGACATTACTATTATTACCCGAAACAAAGACGAACCCTGTTACAACTTTCTCACTTCTAAATGCGACCAGATTATCGTCAAGGAAGGGCTTCACAACATTCCCCCTCTGGATAAGATGGATAAAAAAACAAACCATTTAGTATGCTTTGACGACCTTATTTTAGCCAAAGACCAGACCCCCATTATCAACTACTACATACGAGCCAGAAAACTAAACTGCTCGGTGGTCTACCTGTCCCAGTCCTTCTTTGACATTCCCCCCATTATCCGCAAGAATTGCTCTTATATGGTCTTTCTCAAAATTGGCGGCTTGAGGGAAATCAAAACCATCCTGCGCGACTTCTCTCTCAACTGCTCCAAGCAACAACTCATAAATATGTACGACTTTGCTACCGCAGAGAAACTCTCCCCCTTTATCATTGACATTGAAGAGAAAGACCGCACCCACAAATTCCGCAAAGGCTTCAACCAGTACTTAAACCCCACCGAATACGGCGAAGACGAAGACGAACGAGAAAAGAACAAAAAATAGGACGGGTTGAGGTGAAAAGCACCTAAATGGCGAAAAGGCGAAAAATATAAAAGTTTTTTGTAAAGATTTGCCACTCTCAAAAACCCAAGTGCCAAGTGCCGGCAGCAGGCAGTTGCTAAAAGCCCTACACGAAAACTTGTTGAAAATGTTTTATATTTTTCGCCTTTTCGCCCTTTAGGTGCTTTTAACCTCAACACAGGAAAGTGCCAAGTGCCAAGTGCCAAACGGTTTAGGTGAATTCTACCTAAACCCGAGGTTCTTCTTCTTCTTCTTCTACAACATAGCACCAACAAAACTCGCAACAAAGGCAACACACCGCAATCACAAAGCCCACGCAAAACACAAACACGCTCATAATCACCTCCTCCATAAAACTAAACTGCCACGAATTATTTAACGTCACAACTACCGCCATATATACAAGCCTTATAAAAAAAAAGGTTTTATTTAAAATTTAAGATTAAGAATAACTACTACTAAACTACAGAGGGGTAACCCCTCTTGCTCCCCTTTATTAAGGAGGGGGTAAGGGGGAACGTAGTTCCCTCTCCTTCTTCTGTTTTTTGAGTAACTTGGCTTGCTTCGCCTTGCGCTCTTGATCGGCGCGGTACTTGGCGCATTCGGCTTCCTTCAATTCAAAGGCTTTGCGCTCCTCAATGGCGGCTTGCTTCGTCTTGTTGGCATTGCGCGTCTGCGCCTGTTTCGCGCCGAGTTTCTTGGCTTTCTTTGAATTGCTGGAATTGCTGGAATTGCTGGAATGCTCGCTGTCGGTCGTGTCGTTAAGAGCCAGAGTATTCCCCAAGGTGTCAGCCGCCTTGCGTTCCAGCGCTTTATATTGAAGCCAAAGCAACCCCTGTTGGTCTCGCAGCGGAAACACCTTCGCCAAGTATTTCTCACCAATGTGGTCTTGGTCTTCAATGAAGCAGACAGACACGTGTTGATTTTGTGCTTTGAAAGCCTCTGTGCCGTTATAATACCCTTCAAAATCGGCTTCAACGAGGTTGTCACGGACAGTATACATTGCTTCGCAGAGATCGTCCAAATCTGCTTCTGTCTCGTCGTAATACGCGTTGAGTTTATCCGTGAGTACGTCGCTTTGCTCTCTAATAACAGCCATTCCAGTTGTTTCCAGAGGAGACACTCCGGGCGAAGCGAAATACTCCATCCCGTTTGCCTCGCAGTGTTCCTTGATTTGGACCTGCCACTTCGTCATACACTCTTTTTTTATGCGTGGTTTTATACCCGCCTTTTTCGCTTCTTGCTTCAGTCGGTGCGGAATGACCTTCTCTGTGTTACACTCGTCGCAGCAATGCTTGTCAAGGGGCGCAAGAGGAAACGGATTGTTGCCGTACTCATTGTCGCACTCACAAGAGCAAAGGGCGCACACCGGTAGGCGCATTTGTTTTTTTGTGTTGACAGCCTCAAATGCCAAGTCACGCATTTGAGCGGTCTCAAACACATAAGTAAACCCATTTACGAACCAGCCAAAGAGAAGCAAAGGCAAACTCCCCATTGGGTTCTCGTCCTCGCAAATCTTCCCATTCTCATAAACCTGAAGAGTAAGCAGATACCAAACTTTGCCGTCGGGTGCGGTCGCTTCTTTATTATTATGCTTGATTGTTTTTAGTTTGGGGTTGGTTATCCAGTCGGCGACTTGGTCTACCAACTCTTCGTAAGTAAATACACAGATACCTTTCTTTGCTTCGTGCCAATAGAAGCATATATCTGTCTTTGGTTTGGTTCTCACCATCTTGGCGTAACCCTGCTCTATTTGTTCTTTCGTTATGACTGACATTTTAATAATGCTGTTCGGTTGTTCTTATGCGTATAGAATATACATAAGAAAGCAAATCAATTTTTTTTTCAATTTTATGGAATTTTAAAGCGTTTTGACCGCGTTTTGATCTAAAAAGGAACTCTCTTACTATCCCCTTACAACAAAAAAAAATAGCGAATTGCTCTCTATTTAAGGGATTAAAAACTACTCTATTCTATTCTACTCTTCTTCCTCCTCTTCTTCTTCCGGAACACAATCGCCGCAAACTCCGTCGTCCGTGTATTGCTCGTCAAGGGACTTGACACACCTACATACAATACAACGAAAGTTTTCCTCGTCGTCGTCGTCTCTGTTGTCCCACCAAAGGTTCTCAATCGCCCGGTTGAGGCTATTTTTAGATCCGCGATTTTCCAACACCAGCACCGAATAGTAAATGTGGCTTTCAAGTCTCTCGGTAAAGAGTTCTTTATATTGTAAATCGTCCTCACTCAAACTTTCAATAAAATTCTTGTGTTCGTCTCCCATATACGCAACCATATTATCAACCGCTACACTGACAGTTGCCTCGTCCACAACTGTCTCGTCCTCCTCAATAATAAGCACCCTCTTCTTGGTTGTCGTCATTTTAATAATGTTGTTAGGTTGTTCTTATGCCTTTATATAAGAGGGGAAAAAGCAATTCAATTTTTTTTTAAATTAAAAAAAATGAAATCCTTTTTTTGATCTAAAATAGACAAAACTACACTCTCAATAAAAAAAGGTTGATTTTTTTTAAGGGATTAAAATGCTACTCTACTTGGACGCTTTATATTTCTCAACCAACGCTCGTTGGTATTTCTTTGTCAGTCTCATTATCAAATCCGTATTCTCAAAATAAGTATCCCCATATTTTGTAATAAGAATATCATTAAATGAAAGGGATTTAGCCCACAAATCATTTGCTTGAACCATTGAAATCCCATTATCTGCCATTATAAACCTTACCGTTTTATCGTCTAAAACCATTTTACCCTTACTACTCTTCGCGTCTAAAACCATTTTACTTGCCTGCGCGGCAAGTTCGGGGCTTTCCTCAAACGCCTTACGAACATAGTTCTTAAATTGTTGGTCGGCGTTCATTTTAATAATGTTGTTAGGTTGTTCTTATGCCTTTATATAAGAGGGGAAAAAGCAATTCAATTTTTTTTTCAATTTTATGGAATTTTAAAGCGTTTTGACCGCGTTTTGATCTAAAATAGATTTTTGCCATACTTTTTTTTAAAAAGTATATAATATAAATGGAAATCGCCGCTGACTGGGAGAAGGACTACGAACGTGACCACTCAATCGCCGCTGACATTAAAAAAATATACAAGAGCCGCAGGAACGTAGCACACATTAGTATCTGTCTCACAAACGAGGAAATGAATAAGGTGGTCTCGGCGGACGGCTTGCCTATCATTGTCCGCATTGAAAACGACTGCCATTGCTACTCGCACCAACCTATAAAAGAGCCGCGCTTACGGATAGTAGTAGAGCCACGAATAATTAACGGGTTCACGCAGGCAATCTTGACGAGCGATTTAGTCGTGGCTATAATGTGTAGTCGGCATATATTGTGTAACCACTATTTTTTAGACGCATTTGACCCATTAGATACCAATCGGGAAGTTACAAGTCGGTGGGGTTCTTAATTGAATATATTTAGGCTTCCTGTTGTTCTTTTTGCGTTTTTTGAAACCATAAGTAGAAAATTAACCCCAGTTCTTTCTTGTGTTTGGTTGCGTAGGGAATAGTTAAAACCTCCATACGAACCAGCATTACCGCTTGGTTACACTCCCCGCAGCACCTTCCCCGTTTTCCAATGGGTCTCGGGCTGTTGCCGTAGGGGCAGTCTACCTTTCTTTTACAAAAACAGCAGATAGGTCTTTCGGGAAATGTTTTATCAAGATACTCACTATATTCATCTGGTGTCATTGTGCGTCGTGTGACAATCTTATTTATTTGTTCGTTTTCCATTCGTATATATATATCCATTATGGCTTTATATCCTTTTTACCTAAACATTTACTTCCTGTTGTTTTTATTTCCATTTAGGGAAAAAATAATCTTAATTAATAGTATATGACAGGAACGGCTTGGACCGATCACATTAGAGACTTCGCCAAACGAAAGGGTTTATCATATGGGTGTGCTTTGAGCGACCCTGAATGTAGTACAGAGTATCACGCAAAGCGTCCACCTAAACTAAATAAGAAGGAACAGAAGGAGGCAGAAAATATGGGTGCTGAAGACGTGAATGTTGTGAAGAAGAAGGGGAAGAAGGCGAAGAAGAAGAAACTTTTGATTATTGAGGATGACCTTGAACGAGCAGAGAGAGAGCAGATGGGTTCAGAAGATATTAATAGAGCAGGACTTGAACCTCTTCGGGTTAAGAAAGTGAGAATTAACGGTAAAATCTATTTGGTTGATAGTGTAACGAGAACGAAATTTTTTGATTTAGAAACCCAGAACCCTATTGAAGACCCAAGAAAGGCTGCGGCGAAACCTAAAAGTAAGGCTGCTGCGAAACCTAAAAGTAATAGTGATACGGAGACAGCCGAACAGATTTCTATTGAAATAATGATGAATGTGCCGAAACCTAATGTTACATACACAGCAAAAGAGAAATTTGAAGAGTTGGCTAATTTAGATAAGATTGAAGAGATGATTAAGAACTCATTAGAGTTAAAAAGGATAACTAAAAAGGAAGCAGCCGCATTAAGGGGTAAGAAAAGTCTTGGTTTTGTTAGGGATTTAATAACTAAAATGAATAGCACACCTGCTGTGGAAGAAGACGGGGGGTATTCATTAGACGCACAACTAATTCTTCAGAAGATAATGATGAATGTGCCGAAACCTAATGTTACATACACAGTAGTATGGAAAAAACAAGCGTTTGAAGATTTAAACCACATTTACGGGGAACTCCTTCAAGCATTAAAAATGAAAAGGATAACAAGAAAGGAATATGGCGAATTAAGGGATAAAGCAGATGCTGTAGGAGTTTTAGTAAGCAACGCAGTAAAGTGGAGTGGCGGGGGTTTAGATCCTGTGCCTGTTGCTGAAAAGAAGCCCCGCGGCAGACCCAAGACCAAGGACAATATCCAAATGGTTATTAAGGAAAAGGTGGCAAGAGGCAGACCCAAGAAATACGCCACCGAAGAAGAAGCCAAGGCGGCTAAATCCGCCAAGTCCATTGAGAGCAACAAGCGCAGAGCCGCTCAAGCGAAGCAAGAGAAAATGGAGGGCGGAAAACTCGCCGAAAACCAGTTTGATATAGAGCAGCGCAACCCTCTCATAAAAAAGGCAAGAAAAGCCAGAGAAACAGCAGCGAGAGCGACAGAAGCAGCAGACGGAGCAGCAGACGGAGCAGCAGCAGGACAAACCGTTCTTGCTATTCAAAACCCCGCAAATATACCATTCTTCCCTTTCCCACAAATGGGCGGCAACGGTTTAGCAGTTACACCCAGCGGTGGGCGGATATATCCGTTGACAATGGGACACATTTCCATTTTGCTGAAACAATGCCCCCATTAAGTAGTTTAGGGAAAAAGGATATAAATATAATATGTGTTATTATATATATAAACGAATGGAAGACCCAACTCCCACAACAAATACCAACAGCAGACGGGAATATATGCGCGAGTACCAACGAGAGAAATATAACGCCGACAAGGGCAAAGCCAGAGCATACCAGCAGTCGCTGAAACTGAAAAAGAAACTCCACATTGGAGACGAACTCTGGGAGAAATACAAGCACCACCTCGCCGACATTATCAAACTCACCAAGATAATGGAACACCTGCCAAACGAACTCATTCTGGAAATCCTACAAAATCCCCCCCAGATTGTCTTGGAAGAGGATATAGGGGGGGTTTAGGTCAATTTAGCCTAAATATAAAAAGTGTAAAAGTGTGGATCATTTCCGGACTTTCAGTTCCAAACCCAACTATTTAATTTTTTCATTTTGAAACCAAAAGTCCGGAAATGATCCACACTTTTACACTTTTTATATTTAGGCATATTTTGATCTAAAAAGGTTGAACCCATTATTTTTATAAAAAATTGAATTAGATTTATAAAAATATGTTTAGGCAAAAAGGATATAAATATAATCTTTGAGATATATATATAGAATGACAAGAACCGACTATTCCAAACTTCCGTCAAAAGACGCAACCTTATTTATCGCCAAGACTTTCACCCAAGGTGGAGTAAAAACCTTTTATCCAATGTCTACCCCTTACACTTCAAAGAGTGACTTGACATTGGAGCAGTTTAGACTAATCCAAGAAAATACAGCGATTGAATTCACGAATAAAAAGGGAGAAAAAGAAATGTGGAAACCTCTGGCGATAGCAGTTGCTACTTCTATTGAATTGAATATGAGACACATTGAAGGTTTCTTGTGTTGTGTTGATATTGACGATTTCGTCAAGGTTGAAAAATCCCCAGAATACCCCGAAGGCAAAATGGGGACTTGGAACATTGACGACACACCAGAGGTTCTAAAACAGTGTCCTTTCACACTATCAAGAAACAAAAAGAACCCTCATTATTGGTTTTGTATTTCGGGTATTGACGACAAAAAATTAAAGACTGACAGATGGAGAAACGCTACTGATAATCTGGAATTTTGCGACGGAGAACTCCTGATTAACCATACTTGGGAAAAAAAGGGCGGAAAAGTATATAACTGGGACGGCGAAATCCCGACGATTGCGTGGGACGATATTAAGAAATTAGTAAAAGCCGACGAAGTTATCAAGTGGGAAGCGAAAGCCCAACTCCACCAGAAAAAACTCGTGTTTCAAGCGAAGCAAGAAGAGGAAAGCGAAGAGGAAAACGAAGACGACACAACCGAAGAAGACGAGTTTAAAGTTGAAGAAGAGGACAAGGACAATGACGGAGATACTGAAAATGAAAACGCTGAACCAGTCTGTCTCATACTACCAAAAAGTAAGCAGAAGATCGCAAAAGTCTTGAAGGAAGTCGCCATAAAAGAAGCCGCTACAACAACAAACGGTGTCCCTGACGATATTGCCAAAGGATTAATCCAACTGACTAAAATCAAGGACTGCTTCTCAAAAGAGCGACTTTCTGGAACGGGAGATTATAAAAATGGCTCTTGGAAACGTTTTACTCTCGCAATGTGCTGTGCTTTTGGAGTGTATGGAAAGGAAATGTGGGACAGCATCTCAAAGCGTGGAGACGGATATGATAAAATGGGAAACGAAAAGTCTTGGGAAGAGTGCTGTAAAATGAAGGACAAATCCTCATCCAAGTCACTCGGTATGGGTTCGCTAATGCTGTGGGCGAAAGAGGATAATATGGCTCTCTACAACAGCGTTTTCAATAAAAAAGGTATTGACTGGCAACGTCTAACCCATTATACGTTTGCCCTTGCTCTTGAAAAGAAGTTGCTCCAAGACGTGAAAGGTGGAAAGTCTAAAATCGTCTTTACTGGAAAGTCAAAGGAGATGACGGGCTACATTTTCAACGGGACTTATTGGAAAGAACTCGGTATCCACAACACCGATATTAAGAAACAACATTTCGCCGAAATGTATAGTGAGTATTTGAACGAGTTTTTCAAAGTCAAGAGCCACTTTGACACAGTCAAACAGGCTGCCATTTTAGGATGTATTAGTTCCCTTGATAATGTAGCGCAGAGAAATATGATTTTGGAAGCATTAAAGACAGAGAGGTATGTAGATAAGGTTGAGTGGAACACCAAGAAACATTTGTTTGCGTTTGAAGATTGTATTTGGGACTTGGAGCAAGGTAAGTTCGTTGAGCCAGACCCCGAAGATTACATTAGTTGGACTTGCGGGTATTCATATGGGGATAAAACGAAGGATTA